CGACAAGGCGGCGATGATTGCCGCCGTCCGGGCGCGCGGATTCTACCCGGCCGATGACAACGAGGCGGATGCCATAGCGATCCTGCTCTGGGCGATTGACACCAAGGGTGGGGTGCAATGAGCCTGCCCTACTTCCCGCTCTACGCCGTTGACCATGAGGCCGAGACGGCGCACCTCAGCCTGGAGGAGGTCGGCGCCCACGACCGGCTCTGGCGCCTCTGCTGGATGACGCCCGGATGCAGCATTCCCGACGACCCGGCATGGATCGCCAGGCGCCTTCGGGTCGACGCCGAGACCTATGATCGAGTCGTCGCCGTGGTCATCGCCGAGTTCTTCAAGCGCCGCCGGAGACGCCTCTACAGCCCGCGATTGTTGGAGGAGTTTCAGAAAGCAGCTGCTGCACGAAACGGTAGATCGAAAGCAGGCAAAGAAGGGGTGCTCGCTCGCAAGCGATTGAAAGACAAGCAAAAGAGTTTAAGCAATGCTAAAGCCGGGCTTTCTGACACGCGCGCGTTACCAGAACCAGAACCAGAAAGAAAGAAAGAGAGTGCTATCGCACTCTCCAAAGAAAGCGCCGGCCCTGACCCGGAAGGCTTCGGCGCGTTCTGGGAGACCTACCCCCACCGAGGCGGAGCGAAAAAGGGCAAGGTCCCTGCCCGGCGGTCCTACGCCAGCGCCCTGAGGGCCGGAGCCGCGCCAGCGGACATTCTCGCCGGCGCCGAGCGATACCGATCCGATAGGCAGGCTCTCACCGGCTATGCCAAGGACCCGGCGACATGGCTCAACCAGAAAGGCTGGACCGATGACGTTGAGCCAACGCCAGCGCAGATCATCCCCATCACAGGAGGCAGGAATGGAACGTCGCAACATCGAGGCTCGGCCGCTTTCGACGTGGCCCACCGCGAATACGCCCGCCGTATTGCTGCGGGAGAGGTCGACCGAGGACCTGATCCAAGCGATCCATTCGCCGGGCGATGAGGCCTTTGTGCTTGACCGGGCGAGGGTGACGCTCAAGCTCTTCTTCGAGCGGGACATGAGCGATCTAGACAAGGCCGAAATGCTCGAGGAGTTCGGCCGCGCTCTGCGCGATCTTCCCCGCTGGGCCGTATCGCAGGCGTTCGACAGGTGGAACCGCGAGCAACGTCGAAGGCCGGCGCCGGGCGACATTGTCGAATTGGCCAAGCAGGCAATGCGCCGGGTCACTGACGAGCTCGCAGATCGCCGAAGGGAGGGTGACGGCTCGGCGCTGCCCGGGCCTGAGACGGACCCGCGGGAGCGCGCGGAAATGGCAGAGCGCGCCAAGCGCATCCTTGAGGAAGCGGGGTTCACTGCGCGTCGAATTGATCTGGTGAACAGGTTTCCGACCGCCCGCACGGTCGAGGAGGCCGAGGCCAGGCTTGAATCGCTGCCGCCGCATTGGTCCAAGGCGGTCGCGCCAGACGGCCGGGAAATGGCCGCGTTGAGGGCAGAGCGCGCAGCCAACCCGATCATGAGGGCGGCGATGGAGGACGCACGTGGGCGCGGCTTCACCGAGGCGCAAACATGATCGAAAAGGGCGATTTCTGGAAGGGCGAGCACTTGATCCGCGCGCCGAAGCGCCCCACGGGCGAAGCTGTCGAGGCGATGCCCGTTCCGAACATGCGCAGAAACCCGAAGACGAGGACGTTCTCCACCGGCACCGGGCGCACGACCTGCAGCGTCGACGGTTGCGACACCGCGATCATGGCCAGCAACAGCGCGCAGGTCTGCCGCAAGCACAAGCACCGCGTCGGGTATTGCAAATGCCGCACTTGCCGCGCCCGAGACAGGCTGAGAAGCGAGGTATGAGCATGACGCTGCCGTTGACGTTCTACCGCGAGTGCCAGCGCCGGGGCTGGCTGATCGAAAGCGCGACGGCCGACGGCTGCGTGGCAAAATGCCCTGAGCCCGGGTGCTCGGTGCGGATGGTGATCCGTGAGGGCGGCGTCATCCCGGCGCGGGCGTCCGAGGACGATGACGGCTGGATTGTCCTGAAGGGCGCGTCCCATGCCGTCGAGGTCGGCCGGCAGCGTCGGCAGCAGTTGCGTCTGTCGATTGCGGAGACCGAGGAGTGCGCGGGCCTGACGGCAGATCACATCGCCAAGGCCGAGACCGGCCGACAGTTCAACCTGGACACGGCCTGCGCGTGGTTCCCGGCGATCGGATACGACCTCGTGCTGATCCCGCGACCGCTGCCGGCGATCACGCTTCGGGTTCTGGCTGAGACCCGCTCAAAGGAAGATTCTCGCGCGCGACGGTTTTCGCGAGGCGCGCGAGAGCCTCAAGACGAGCGGCGGTAACGGCGAGGGCCTCCGCGGCGCGCTCGATCTCGTCGCACATGGCCTGCGCCAGTTGCGTCTGGCGAACCTCTTTCGACGTGGCAAGGGCTGACACGGCCAGAAGGGCCGACAGGGGCATTGATGCGGGCACCTGGCGCCACTTGTAAATGGTCTGGGGGTGTATCTCGAGAACCTCGGCCAGAGCCGATACGGAGCCATAGCCGGGCGTCCCATAGAGTTGCTTCTGGTAGTCGAACAGCGCCTCGACCCGCTCCTGCGGGGTCATGGCCTTGGCCTCATGGGGTTGCAGCATCTTGTCCTGATCCTCGGAGAGGGTTATGGGGGGGCTTGTCCGTTGCTGGACGGCCCCGCCCCTTGTTCAACGGCCTTCGGGCCGGTTGGGGCGGGGCAATTCTCTCCCCCCCCTCATCGTTCAAACAAGTTCAGTTGGGCCGGCTTCCCGGCGGCGGGCTGGCGCTCACAGCCGGGGATGACGGTCTGTTCGCCCGCCGGGGTGAGCTCGGAAGGGTATGCGGTCGGCACATAAAGTCGATCGTCCAGCGTGGCACGGTTGGGCCCCTCTGTTTTGTTGCGGTAGTAGATGCTCATCTGATCTCTTCTCCCTCTCATGCTCTGGCGCAGGGTGACGGGGCCGGAGTGAACCGGCCCGCACAGATGCGTCAGTATCCAAGCCACTGGAGGACCGACTGGGCGTCGTAATCGTCGCGGTCGCCCATCTCGGCGAAAAACTCGGCTTCGCCATCGGGCGAGATACCATGGTTGCGCAATTCGCGCAGGGCGCGCTTCCGCGAGATCGTCACACCTTCCGCGCTTTCGTAGTAAGTCATCTCGTCTCTCCCTCCGTTGTCATGCCTGGCGCATGTGATGGGGCCGGAGTGAACCGGCCCGCACAGATGCGTCACATGAGACCGGCGGCTCGCATGGAGATATCGCGACCCGCCCCGACAATCACGTGGTCGTGGACGGTGATACCAAGCAATGCCCCGACCTTCACAACCTGTTTGGTCATCGCAATGTCAGACTCCGATGGAGTCGGATCGCCGGAAGGGTGGTTGTGAATCAGTATCAGGGCGCTGGCGTCGCAGAGGATGGCCTGCCGCATGATCTCGCGCGGATAGGCAGGCACATGATCAACCGTGCCGACCCCCATAAGGTGGTCGTCAAGCAGGCAATTCTTCCGGTCAAGAAAGAGGACGCGAAATTCCTCGCGCCGGGGGTTGCCGTGCTTCAGATGGACGTAGGCCAGAAGCGCGTCCCATGATGACAGAACATCGCGCTGCGGGCGGGTGAGGTAGGCCCGCGCGGCCTCAAGCATGGCTATCGGGCTCATGGCGGTCGAGTGGTCGAGAAGGTCAAGCTGCGTGGCGGGCATCCGGGTCTCTCCTGTTGCTGGGGGGCGTGTTCAGCGCCTTGCGACAAGGCCTATCGCGCAATGCTTGGCGTGTCAATGGGGAAAAGCAAAAAAACCGACACCGCCGGAAAAGGGCAGAATGAAACCCCGACGGCCGGTGGCGCCTCGCGCCTGGCCGGCCCTCCCTATCGTGCATGGGACCACGCGACCCGCCACGCTATCGCTTCAAACCATGAGCCAAGAACCAATCCCCCATACGGCAACACAGCCAACCAAAACCCCCCCTCGGGGGGCGCGCATCGTCCCAAAGACCATGCAAGCCATCACTATCCTGGCGGAGCAGGCAACCACAGTCGCAGAAGCCGCCAGACGAGTCGGCATGGACAGAACCGCCCTCTCAAAAGCACTTTCCCGGCCGCACATCAAAGCCGTCCTCGAAGCGAAAAAAGAGGCCTTCGCTCAAGAGGTTGACAACCTGCGAGAGACAGCCAGAAAGCGCGCAATCATCGTCGGGATCGAGCTCATGGGCGAGAACCAGCCACCGACAGTGAGGGCTAGGATGGTCGAGTTCTTCGCAGGCGAGGCAAAGAAGGCCGCGCAAACGAACGTGACCGTCCAGACCATGATCCAGCCGGGCTATGCTTATGTGCGGCCCGGGGAGCACGTCTTCGCAGTGGCCACTGATGTCACATCGGTAGGACAAGGCGAGAAAGCCGATTAGCATCAAGGACTTGCGGCAATCGGTGGATCGCCGAGGCAATCCAGCGCCCTCGATCATGAACCTCGACGGTCGGAGATCGACCCCCGGGGGGATTGGCAGGGGGGGGGGTGGGGGCAAAAACCGGGGCGCGCGTGTTTCATACTGGACCCACGCGCGGGCTGCTGATTTTTTTTTATTATCAGTGGCTTGAGTTTTCCACTGCCTAACTCGGGGTTTTCCATGTTTTAACCTGACTAACTGTGCATATGGGGAGTGGATGGGGTGTGGGATTGGTGAGTGGCTGGTGGTTTGGAGGTTTGGATGGCTGGAGGCAGACCAGGTCGCGGGCTTCGTCAGGTGACGGTATCGTTGCCTGTTGAGGTGTTGAGTGCGGTTGATGCGGTTGGTGGGGAGGGTCAGCGGAGCCGTGTGATCCGTGGTGTTCTGGAGGATTGGGCTGGGGGGCGTGTGTCGCAAAATGCGATGTCGGGTGTGCGGACGGTGAGGGACGTTCTGTCTGCGGTTCCGATGAAGGGCGGGGGTGGGTGATGGCTCTTTTGCGGACGGCGCAGGGTGACCGGATATATGAGCCTGACGGGGAGGTGCTGACGCGGTTTTTCTGGTCGCGTGGTCGGCTGGACGTGATTCAGGGGCCGATTGGTTCTGGCACGTCGTCGGCGTGTGCGCAGCGGATATGGGCGACGGCGAATGAGCAGGGGCCTGATTATGACGGCGTGAGGCGGACGCGGTGGATTGTGACGCGGGCGACCTACAAGGAGCTCGACACGACGTTTCTGGCGACGACATGGCCGCAGTGGTTTCCCGAGCATGACTGGGGGACGATGGTTCGATCCGAGCCGCGGACGCATACGCTGAAGCGTCGGCATTGGTCGGGGGACGGGACGACGGTTGAGTGCGAGGTGGTGTTTGTGGCGCTGCCTGATGAGCAGACGGCCGAGCGCGTTCTGGCGTCGTTCGAGATCACCGGGTTCTTTGTGAACGAGGGGCAGTTCATTCCTCTGGGGGTCATCACGGAGCTTCTGTCGCGGTGTGCGCGCTTTCCGTCGAAGATGAACGGGCCGGGGGCGACGTGGCATGGTGGGTTCATTGACCTGAACGCTCCGAAGGAGGGGCACTGGATACCCTACATGCGCGGCGACATACCGCTGCCGGCGAACTGGCCCGACGATATGCGTCGCCAATTCCAGAAGCCGTCGACATGGAACTTCTTCGTGCAGCCGCCCGGCCTGATCGAGCGCGTGGTGAACGGCTCGATCATCTATGAGCCGAACCCGAAGGCCGAGAATCAGAAATGGCTCAAGGAACCCTACATCGAAAAGATCGGCGCATGGGACAAGGAAAAGATCGACCAGCGGATTCTGAACAAGGTCACCCTGTCGCGCCACGGCAAGCCGGTCTATCCGACGTTCCTGCCGGACGATCACATTGCGAAGACGGAGCCTGAGCCGACGCCGGGAGCGCCGATCATCGTGGGGATGGACTTCGGGCGGGAACCGGCGGCGGTGTTCTGTCAGTGCCGCAGCGACCGCTGGACGGTCTTTTCCGAACTGATCGGCAGCAACGAGAGCGCCATGACCTTTGCGCCCCGCGTGGCCCGGCATCTGGCGCAGCGGTATCCGGGCTTCGCCTTCGAGCTTTGGGGCGACCCCCGCGGCGGGGATCGGCGCGACAACACGGAGACGACGGCGTTCGACATCTTTCTGGCGGAAGGGATGCGCGTGCTTCCGGCGTCGACCGACAACAACCCGGAAATCCGGCGTTCGACGGTCGAGCGCGTCCTGGCCCGCCGATACGGGCTCCACATCGCGCCGTCGTGCCTGACCCTCAAGAGCGGCATGGCCGGGGGCTATCACTACCGGTCGATCAAGGGGGTCGATGGCATGTTCACCGAGAAGCCCGTCAAGAACAACTTCTCGCACGTCGTCGAAGCATTCGAGAACGCCCTGATGGGCGGCGGAGAGGCCATGAGCATGAAGCGCCAGAACATCGGCATCCCCCGGCCGTCGCCGGTCGTCGTCAGACGCCCGCATTTCCGATGACGCCGGCGATCTTCTACTTCGGCTTCCACAAGCCGAAAGGCATCCGCGAAGCCTGGCGGCGGCGGGAATGGACGATGTTCGGCCACGTCGAAGCCTGGGGCGTCATGCAGGACGGCGAGACATGGTTTTTCCTCGATCCCGTCGCAAGCCGGGCATGTCTCCACATCGAATACCGCTGCGATGAGGTCGAAAACCTCCTGACCAATCGCTTCCTTGCCTGCGACACGGTCTATCGCATCAAGCCGCCCGACCTGTCGATCGGCATTCCCCTGCACCTGACGATGAACTGCGTCAGCCAATGCGCGCACCTGATCGGCGCCCGTGCATACGGCATCGAGAGCTTCCGGCGCATTCTGATCGAACACGGAGCACAGGTCGTCAAATGCGGATGAAGCAGCCCAAGGAAGACCCCAAGATTGCGCAGGAACGGGAGCGCGAACGCAAGATCGCCGAACAGGAACGTGCCGCCGCGACACAGCAGCTTGCCGGCGACATGACCGCGGACTTCCGCAACAACGTCCTCTCCGGCCGCCGGTCACTGTTCAGCGTGTTCCGATGAAGCCGACAAAGGACTTCCAGTCGCGCTACGACGACGCGCGGCAGTTCCGGGATCAGGTGCGCCCCGAGATCGAGGACACCTATCGGTTCTGCGCGCCGTCGCGGCGCAACGAGTTCACCAGCAGCTACAACGCGCGCATCCCGAAAAAACCCGCCGACACGCTGGTCTACCACTCGCTCGGGGAAACCTCGGCCGCCGATCTTGCCGGCGACATCGTCACCTACTTCACGCCGTCGGAGGCGCACTGGTTCGAAATCTCCGTCCTGACGCCCGTGCCGGAAGAGATGCAGAATCAGGTTCTGGATTTCGCAACACGGCGGGAACAGGACATCCGCGACCTCATCGCCGCGTCGAACTACAACGACATCGCGCCGCAATGGGCCTTTGAAGCCGCATCCCAGGGGACGCCGGCCCTGTGGGTGCAACTGGCCCACCAGACCCAACCCATCTTCTGCGAAAGCGTGCCCCCCTCCGAACTGCTCATCACGCCGGGGCATCTCGGCTACCTCGACCGCTTCCGGCAGCAGACCGTCCGGGCCAGCACGCTGCCGGCCCTGTTCGCGCCATACCCGCAGATCAACCTCGAGACGCTCGAAATCCGCAGGAAGATCGAAAAGCCCGGCGCCGTCTGCACATGCGTCTGGGGCTTCTGGCTCGACTGGGCAGACGCGGGCAATCCGCAATGGCGGATGGAAGTGACCGTCGACGGCAAGCGCGTGACGCCGGAAGAACCAATCGTCCTCGGCCCCATGTCCGGTGCCTGCCCGCTTCTCGTCGGCCGCTTCAATCCTCAGCCCGGCCAGCCATGGGGGCGCGGCCCGGGCATGAAAGGGCTGCCCGACCTGCGCGTCCTGGACAAGGTCGAGGAAAGCATCCTCCTCGGACTGGAAGACCAGCTCAAGACCACGCTGATCTATTCCAGCGACGCCTATCTCGACCTCTCCAAAGGCATCCGGCCCGGCACGGCATACCCGGCCGGCCCGCGCTTTACCAAGGATCAGGTCTACGAACTGAACAAGCAGACGAACCTCGAAAACTCGTATTTCACGCGCGAAGGCATGAGCCAGCGCATCCTCGAAATCTTCTATCAGACCGGGCCGCGCCAGCGCGGAGATACCCCGCCGACCGCGACACAATGGCTGGACGAAGCCCGCCGCGTGCAGGAACGCCTCGGCAAGCCGTCAGCGCCGCTCTGGTCCGAACTGATATTCCCCTTTGTCCAGCGCGTCGAATGGATCGGCGTGCAAGCCGGCCTGCTCGAAAACGTCATGATGATCGACGGGCAGGCAATCACGCTCAAGCCGATCAGCCCGCTTCAGAAATCGCAGAACCGCGACGACGTGCTGACCACGCGCGCAAACCTCCAACTGGCCTTTGAAATCCTCCAGGATCAGGTGCCGACCTACGTCGACATCACCCAGACGCTGCGAAACGTGATCCAGGCGTCCGGTGACCGCCTGATCGTCATCAACAAGGAACCCCTGCAAAATGAACCTGCCCCTGTGCCTGCCGGATGACGGTCCTGTCGTCAACTATCTGACCGGCCTTCTGGAAAGCCCGGACGAAGGACACAAGGCGGCAGCCCGCGCGGCCATGAGTGCCGTCAAGCGCGTTCTGGCCACGCCGGACGGAGCTATCCTTATGGAATTGCTGGAAAAATCAACGACTCAGTTTTTCTTTTCGCCGTTCGCGGACCCTCGTGCATGTGACGCTTTGAATGCGCAGCGTTTTATCGCGCTCGATCTTAGGAGGATCGAGAGCGATGATGGACGTCACCACCCCGAGCGCCGAAAGCCAACCTTCCACCGCTGAAACGGCCCCCGCGCCGCAGGAAGCCGGCACTGACCTTTCGTGGATCGGGCAGGATTACCATACCGACGGACGCCCCGATCTCGGGCGGTTCCGCGAGCATTACGAAAACCTGCTGGCCGAAGACGCGCGGCGCCGCGAATTGCCTGCCGCGCCGCAGGACGGCAAATATGACCTGAGCATCCCCGCCGGCCTTGATCTCGGTGACGTCAAGCTGCCCGAAGGGCAAGCCATCGAGCTGCGCGCCGACGATCCTGCATACGCCCCGGTGTTCGAGGAATTGCAGGCGTTCATGCATCGCAACGGCATGACGCAGGAAACGGCGAGCGGCCTCATCGGGCTGCTTGCCAAGTATCAGGCCACGCAATCCGTGCAGGAAACGAACGCGCTTGCGGCCGAGCACGAAAAACTCGGCCCGACACCCGCCGCGCGAGAGGCGCGCGTCAACACACTGCGCCGCAGCCTGCTGAATGTCCTGCCCGAACAGGAAGCCTCAGAATTGATGGGAACGGTCCGTTCCTACTCCGCCTTGCGCGCAATCGAACGACTGATTGCCCGCAATACCGGCCCCATGGCCGCACCCCCACAGCCGCAGAAACAGGCCCTCGCCGGCCTCAGCGGCTACGAACTGCTCCGCGCTGCGCGGGGAATGTAGAACCACAGGCAAAGAGGTAAGCCATGCCGATCACTTATCCCGAATACGCGAAAGGCGTGGAGAATCCGGTCCAGCGCGCCATCATCGAACTCTTTCCGGATGCCGTCGACTTTCTGTCGGTCTTCCCCTTCGTGACCGCTCCGGGTGGCGTCTATCGCTACATGGAAGAGGGCGCGCTTGGCAGCAACGTGGCTTTCCGCGCCATCAACGGGACGGTTTCCGAAGGCTCCGGTCTGGTCCTCGACCGGACGGAAGTCTGCTATCCCATGGCGGGCAACATCGACGTCGATCGCGTCCTGATCAACCGGCACGGCCCGGAGCATCGCGCCATCAAGGAAAGGATGCTGATCAAGCAGAAAGCCGCGCTCTGGGCTCAGAGCTTCATTCGTGGCGACAATGCGACCAACTCGCTGGAAATGACCGGTCTGAAGACGCGCCTGCGTGCGGTCGGCGGGTCGGTGGACGGCAGCAACCAGGACAGCCGCATCATGGCCAACTCGACGGCGTCGGGCGGCGGTCCCCTGTCGTTGGGGCAACTCGACCGCGCCATCGACCTTGTGGACGGCGCCAATGCCATCATCATGCCGAAAGCGGTGCGCGCGCGCTTTGCCGCCGCAGAGCGCGACACCAGCATCGGCGGCTTCGTCACGCAGGACAAGGACGACATGGGCCGTGTCGTCACGCGCTACAACGGTCGGCCGATCTATGTCGGCTATGAGCTCAGCCGTCTCGGGGAGTTCCTCCCGTTCAACGAAGTCGCGCACGGCGGCGGATCGGCGGTCACCGCGTCGATCTACATCGTCCGCTTCGCCGAAGACGGGGTGTGCGGGCTTGAGACCTCTCCCATGCAGGTCACCGATATCGGCCTGACGGAAGGTGGCATCTACTACCGGACCAACATCGAACACGACGTGGGCATGGCAATCTTCAACCCCTACTCTGCCTTGCGCCTCTCCTCGATCACCAACGCCGCCATCGTGAAATAAGGAGGGCACAGACATGACCTACAGCACTGGCAAAGCACCCGGCACGGTCGACGCCGCAACCGGCCTCGTCAAGCGCGCCGCAGGGCTGGCCGCAGTCACCGCGACCGGCTACATCGGCACGTATCACGACCAGGGTGCCGCGGTGGCAACCGACATGGCCTGCGTCATCAACGTCGAGGCCATCGACCTCACGTCGGGCAACGAGACCTATACCTTCCGGATCGTCGGATCGAACGTCGCTGACCGGTCGGATGGGCAAGTCCTCGACATGATGCAGCTTGGCCATGCGGCCACCATCACCATCGAGACCCGCAACACGGCAGTCGGGGATCAGGTGATCATGCAGTTCAGGACGATGCGAAACTTCACGATGTTCCGGTATCTCGACCTGCACCAGACGGTCGGCGGGACCACCCCGTCGATCACCTTCAATGCCTTCTTCACGAGGAGCACCTGATCTTGCCCATTGAAGCGTTTCTGGAGCCAAACCCGGCCTACAAGCCCGAGACGGACAACGACAAGGCGGCCTATGCCAGCATCGTTGACCTGCACAAGAAGAACGGGGCGATCAGGACCGACCTTGCCGGCATCGTCGAGGCCATCCGCAACTCGAAAGGCATGTATCGGCAGCGCGTGGAAGCGCCCGCGCCGGTGGATGCGACGATCAAGGTGCCGTCCATGGCCGAGCGCAGCATCGAGGAACTCAAGGCCATGGCCTTGACGATGGGCATCGACATCACGCGCAAGCAGCGGATGACCAAGGCCGATCTCGTCAAGCTGGTCGAAACCAAGCTGCGCAATGTCCAGATCGTCGATGAGACGAATGTGCCGATTGGCGATCAGGCGGAAGAGGCCCCCGACTCCGCAGAATAACGGCTGAAAACATCCGCTTGCGAATGGAAGAGGCGGGCTGCGGCTCGCCTCTTCCCGTTTGTGCATGTGAGGCCATTGCGCAATGACGCATCGTGGCGGCCATGCGTACCCAATTCTCCATGCTCTCGATCATCAACGCCGCCCTTGCTGCCCAGGGGCTTGATGAGGTCACCTCGCTTGAGGACGGCTCGCCCGAGTTCCGCATTCTCTCGCGGCACTGGTCGCTTGTCGTCGAAGCCGCCCTTGAGACAGGCCGATTCCCGTTCGCGCGGCAGGAGGTCTTCACGCAATCGCGCGTCGAGGGCAAGTTCGGCTTTGCGGATGGCTATGCCTTTCCGGAAACCGCCCTGCACATCCGCGACGTGTGGACGACCGCAGGCAGCCGGATCATCAACCACATCTGGGTGCAGGACGGAAGCCACGTCTATCTGGACGAGCCGGGCGGCGTCTGGATGGAATATGCAACGGCGCCAGACCCGTCCTTCTGGGGCGCCAACTTCTCGCAGGGCGTTCAACTGCGCCTTCAGGCGGTCATTGCGCGCGCCACGCAAACGGGGGACGCCAGAGAACTCGACGCGCAAGCCGAAATGGCCTTCGATCGCGCCAACACTGCCGCGGCAAAGGGGCGGTCCGACGAAATCAGACCGCGCCAATCGTCGTTCGCGCTGGCGAGGTTCGGCCGTGGCTAGGCCAAAGCGCGTCATCACCCAGCGGAACTTCTCGGCCGGTGAACTCCGCGATGCGTTTCTCGAACGCGATGACGTCGAGATGCGGCAGTTTTCGCTGCAGCGCGCGACGAATACGTTCATCGGTCCAACCCAGACCATCGCAGCACGGCCGGGGACTCGATATCTGCGCACCATCAACGGAGCGCGGCAGATCGTCGAGATCAGACCGGCAGCGGGCCGAACCTACGCGCTTGTGATCGGCAATGAGAGGTTCGACGTCCTGAACGCCGACGGCACGACGGAATACAGCAGGGCGAGCGTCGCATGGTCTGATGCCGGCGCGTGCTGGGTGCTGCCGCTTGGCGCAGAAACCATCATCGGGCATCCGGATCACGGCATGTTCGTGCTGAGCTACAGCAACGACGAATGGTCCTACGGCGCGTTCGAGTTCGCCGAAGGCGCCGGGAACACGACCTTGCAGCCCTACTTCAAGTTTCCGACGAAGGCCAAGATCAAGCCCTCGGCGACGACGGGCACGATCACTGTCGATGCAAGCCAATCTGCTTTTGCGGCAAGCCAGGTCGGGTCGAAAATTCGCTACGGCGAGCGCGAAATCCTCATCACCGGCTTCACCAGCGCGACGAGGGTGACAGGAACTGTCGTGTCCGCTCTGCCGCCAAGCTATCGGCTGACCGTCTCGTCGACGGCCGAACTGAACGTCAACGATGTGGTGATCGGGCAGGACAGCGGGTTCACCGGGGTCATCACCTACATAGCCTCCGGCGGCACGACGTTCCGGGTCCTGACGCTTGAGAACTGGGATGGGCCCCTTGCCAACGAGAAGATTTCAGCGCCGCAGGTGACACTCACCGTCACGGCCAAGACGCTGCTCGAACCCGAAGAGACGCAATACTGGGACGAGCCGCTGTTCTCGAACCGGCGCAAATGGCCGTCTGTTGCGGAGTGGGCGGCGGGGCGGCTGTGGCTGGCGGGCAGCGCCTCGAAGCGCAATGTGGTTGCGGCCTCGTCAGTCCGCGCCGCCAATGACTTCGAGATCGGCGCAGAAGACGACGACGCAATCCTGCGCACAGTCGGGCAGGATGGAACGCGCATCCGCCACATCGTCGATGCAGGCGACATCCTGTTCTTCGCAGATCGCGGGATGCACTATCAGGAGCGGCGGCAGAACGGAAACCTCACCCCCAGCAACTTTGCCCCGATCCTGTTTGACGAGCGCGGCTGTTCGACTGTCAGGCCAGCCATTGTCGAGCGCGGAGTGGTATTCGTCGAGGAAGGCGGGACCAGCATCTGCGCGGCGCTGCTCGACGGGAACGTCTATCTGACATGGACGGTTCGGTCGCTCACGACGTTCTGCTCGCACCTGATCAATGCGCCAGTGGCACTCTGCGGCCCGCCTCTGGCGCCCAATCGGCCAGACCGCCTGCTCCTTGTTGTCAACGGCAACGGCACCATCGCGGCCATGTCCTATACGACGATCCTGGGGCAGGAAAGCGTGGGCTTTGTGCCATGGACAACGGACGGCAACTGGGTCGGCGCAGCTCCGGTGTTTGGCGGGTATTGGGTGATGGTGGACCGCCAAACCGACACGGCTCGGCGGATGATCGAGCGGCTCGACTTCGCGCAATACCTCGACAGCACGGTGATTGCCGATCCGCAATCGTCGCGCGCCGCGCCGCACCTTGAGAGCAAGACAGTGCATGTGCTGGACGGCGGCAACTATGCCGGAATGAGCGAGGTCGGGCCGAACGGCAACCTGATCGAGACGTTCCAGGACGTCGACCGCGAATGCAGCATCGGCCTGAACTTCACCGTCGAGGCGCGCGTCTGGCCCGCGGAAGTGATGGAGTCGTTTTCGGCCGGAATGCGGCGTCAGCGCGTTCTCAATTTCATCGTTTCGGTCCTGCGGACCCGGCATCTCGAAGTGCAATGCAATGACCATGCGAGGCAACTCGGCGGCTATCGCGTCGGCGACGATCTTTCCGACCCGGCGGCAGCGCGCACGAGGGTCTACCGCGTGCCGGTATTCGGGCGGCGCGATCATGCGACACTGGCAGTCCGCCGCAGAATCCCCGGCCCATGGCATGTTCTGTCAATAGGACAGGAGGTTGAGGCGTAATGCAGGCTGCACCGTTCATCGCACTCGGGTCACAGGCGCTCGGGTCATATGCGGAAGGTCGCGCCGCCATGGGGCAGGCCCGCGCGGAACAGCAGATGGCCCGGGCAAATGCCTATGTCGGCGAGACGCGGGCAATCCAGACGGGCACGGCGGCGGCGCAGGACCTGGCCGCGCAGATGGCCGAGATGCGCGCGGCGTTCGCGGCCAACGGGCAAGGAACGCCCGGGACGGGCGTGTTCTTTCAGGAACTGCGCAAGGCTCGCCAGCGGGACGCACGCATTGCGATGGCCAACGAACGGCTGGGCGCGGCGGATTGGAGAATGCGCGGAGAGAACGCCATGGCGCAGGGGCGCGGCGCATATGCCGCCTCTCTGTTCCGCGCGGGCAAGTCGCTTTTCGAGATGGGCAATCTCTGGAACGGGCCGACATAGATGGCAGAAATCCGCAAGATCGTCAGGTCCAACCCGCTTTCGGCGTTCACGCAGGTGGCGCCGGCTGCGGGAACGGCGTTTGCGGTCCTCGCGGATACCGCCAACCTTGCCTATCAGACGCTGGAACCTCTGGCCGACGTCGAGATGGCGCGGCGCGGCGAAGAGGACAACCGCGAGCTTGTGCGGCAGCAGGTCGGGGCCAACTCGATCCCCGTTGCGCCGCTTGCGCCAGCCGGTCCTGACCTCTCGACCATTGCGCCCGTGCCGCAGGGGTTTTCGGTCGAAGGCGCACGAGCGGCGATTGACCGGGCCGATGCGCAGATGGCCGGCGGTGGCCAGACGGCAATGCCGACAGGCGGCGCGGGCGGCGACAGGCTGGCGGGCGACAACTGGCTGTCCTACGCCAACCAAAGCGCCACGCGAAACCAGCCGCTGTCGCCGCAACTGATCGATGCCATGTCGTTTCTGCAAGGCATGGGAATTCGGATGGAGGTGTTCTCCGGTGGTCAGCCGGCCGAGGGGCCTAACCGTGTCGGGTCGACGCGCCATGACCACGGCAATGCAGCGGACGTGTTCTTCTACGACAGCGCCAGCGGCCGGCGGCTTGACTGGCGCAATTCGCAAGACGTGCCGTTGTTCCAGGAAATCGTCAGGCAGGCGCAGGCCCGGGGTGTCACCGGCTTTGGCGCAGGCGACGGCTACATGCAGCCCGGGTCGATGCACATCGGCTTTGGCGATCCGGCCGTTTGGGGCGCGGAAGGCAAAGGCAGCAACGCCCCGGCTTGGCTCCGTGAGGCAGTCGGCGGCGCCACCATGACCGGATCGGCCGGCACGCCCGTCATGGCCGGCGGTGCGGGGTCCGACACGCTGGCGCCGACCGGCACGCCGCCGCCGACGATGGTGCGGACATCGCAAGGCAAGCTGGAGCCGCGCCTCTACAACCCGGCCGGTGGGCGCTTTGCGCAAATCTACAACGCCGCCGCAAAGATGACGGCCCTCTCGGAGTCGATGCTGGCCGGGCAGGCCGACATGATGAACCTGTCGGCGCAAATGCCGATGGACCCGGACGGCTTCATGCAGCAGGCCCGCGCCTACATCGACCAGACCGTCGCCAATGCCGATCCGATGCTGCGCCCCGATCTCAGGGCCAATCTCGAGACCGAAATGCAGCGCCGCTATCTCGGGATGGTGGACGAGCGTAACGATGACATTCGCCGCCGGGCGGAGAATGCGTCAGGTGCGCTGATCGACCGGTGGTCAGGCAACTACGTTGACGCGCTGGCGGCCGGCAACATCCCCGAGGCGCAATCGGCAAGGGCGCAGCTTGAGGACGCCCTGTATGCCCATGAGAGCCTCCCAGGGGCGTCGTGGACGCGGGAACAGTCGGTCAATGTCATCCTGCAAGCCGAGAGGCAGTCGCGGCGCGTGCAGGTTGATCGGGCGGCAGCACAGACCGCCGAGTGGGAAAACGGCTTCGAGACCTCGATTGCGGCGCGCAAGGACGGCATGATCGGCGCGGCCGAATACCTGCTCGACAACCCCGCTGCCGTGGCCGCGCACCCCGATCTCGCCGAGGAACTGGCCGCGTGGACCGAGTTTCAGACGGCAATGCCGGGTTTCCGCGCAATGCCGCCGGGGCAGCAACGTGCGGTCGTCTCCGAGATGCGCAACGTGCCCGTCAGCGACAGATACCAGATCGCGATGGCGGACAAGGCCGAGGAAGTGGCGGCCGCATCAGAGAAGGCGTGGTCAGATGACGCGATGGCCTACGCCAGCCACCTTGCGACGGTGTCCGATTTCCCGCCGCCGCCCTCTGTCCCGGCGTTTGACCCTGCAAACCCGGTCGCCTTCACCGCGGCCCTTCAAGCCCGGCGGGACTATGCGCTGACGCTGCGCGATCAGGGCTACACGCGCGGCCCTGTCATTCTGTCGAACGAAGAGGCCGGCATGATCGGCTCGCAGATTGACGGCATGAACTCGGACGGCAAGCTGATCATCGCGGAAACGGTAGCGACGGTTCTGGGGCCGCAAGGGGCCGGGCCGGTGTTCGACCAGATCGCGCAGGATGACCCGGCGTTCCGGTTCGGTGGCCTGATGATGGCCGCAAGCCCGGCATTGAAGGGCACGGCCGCAAAGATCATCCGGGGGCAGGACCTGCTTGACGCCAATCTTGCGACGGCGCCGGACCGGATTGCCGTCCCGGAGAACGTGACGGCGGCGCTGAATGGCGTGAACCTTGCCGACATGGGCGACATGCCGGCTGTCGTGCGCGCCTATCTTGCGGCAACCAAGAACTCCAAGAACGCCACACAGGGCGAAATCATGAGCGCGTGGCAAGCCGTTCTTGGCCAGTCCGAAGTCGATGGCGTCACTCGCGGCGGCGTCCAGAATGTCGGGCGTCATCAGGTGCTGTTGCCCCCGGCCGTGTCGGCCGACGATGTGGAGCGCGCGCTGGCGTCGGCGTTCTCCGGGCCTGCGGCGGAAACAGGCATGGCGCCGGTTCCTCTTGGCGGCGGCTGGATGCCGTCGTTCCTGCGCGCGACCCCGCCGACGACGGCGCGACCCGAGGCATGGATGGCCGCTGCGGGGTCGATCCCCTACGCGCGCGGCGAACCGATGTCGTCGCTGCCCCTCAATGACAGGATATTGCGCCTGATCCCCGTCGGGCAGAACGAGCGGGGCGAATACATCTACAACATGACCGTCGATTACGGCGACGGCGCCGTGGTCACCGTCAACGATGAGCGCGGAATGCTGCTCCGCGTCAACCTTGATGCCCTGATCGAGGCCGCGCGGTGACGTTCTTCCTGCGCGACGATGGGGCCGACCGGGTCGGCGACGGGCTGACCGGCGGACTTGCCACGGCGGCAGATGGTTTTGGCGCAGTTTGGCGGTCCACCTCAATGAGCGAGGGGTTCCTGAACTTCGAGCTCGGCCGCAAGAACGGCGTGGTCAGGCGCGAAATTGCGGACAGCATCAGATCGCGCGTCGGGCTGGACGCGCTGAATGACTACCTCGAAGCGACCAATGCCTATCAGGTGAACTTCGGGACAATGGCTGGAGCCATGCCCCGCCCGCAAAGCGTCGAGGAGGCGGTCGGCACCTACGGCGTGGATGCGCTGCTCGGGGCGGCGCGACAGCTTGCAGAGCAGGACCCTGCTGCATGGAGCGACGTCGACCTCAGCGACGAAGGCATTGACGCCGAGGCCCGTCGCCGCATCCGCGTCGAGTATGAGCAACTGGCGCTCGATGCGGCCCTGTCGCCGACGTCGACGTTCGGCCGACTGGCAGCCTCGTTCGGGTCGAGCATCTTCAACATCAAGACCCTGCCATGGCTTGTCGGCGGGCTCGGGGGTGCCGGGGTGAAAACCATTCTCGGCGTGGCCACTCGCGAGGCGGCGATCAACACGGCAATCGAAGGGACGCTTCTTCCAAGTCAGTATGACGCCGCGGAAACGCTCGGGATAGCGGCGCCAGGCGTCGTCAACGAGTTGACGCAGGCCGCGGTCATCGGCGCCGCTTTCGGGGCAACCGCCGAGGCGCTGGTGCGAGGGCTGAGCTACATCGGGACGCGCGGCGCCACGGTGCCCGGCGTCGACCCCGTGCGGCAGGAGGCGTTCACCAACGGCGCTGCGGACATCCTGATGACCTCCGACAACCCGGGGCAGGAAGCGGCCGTTCTCGCGCGACGCATGATGGCCGTGGAAGCCGAGGAGGCGGCAACGCGAGGGCTTGAGGTTCTCGACAACGACGCGATCATGGCCGTTCGCACAAACGCGGACCTGTTCCAATACAAGGACGGCGGTGATGCGCAGGGCGTTACCGACCGGTTGCAGCAAATTGAGGCTTGGGACAACAACCGCACCGGCATTGCGCTGATCTACGAATATCGCGACGGGCGCCGCGAGATCGTCGATGGTCATCAGCGGCTGGGGCTGGCCAACCGCATGATTGCCAAGGGCCAGCAGGTCGAACTCCCGGCCCGCATTCTGCGCGAAGTGGACGGCATCACGCCTGCAATGGCGCGTCAGATCGGCGCGGAGAAGAACATAGCGGAAGGCACCGGCACGGCGCTGGACGCGGCCAAGGTGATCCGCGAAAGCGGTGCGACAGCGGCACAACTCAACCTTCCCGCCGCCAGTCAGCTTGTGCGTGACGCGGATGGGCTTGCGCGCCTGTCAGATGACGGTTTCCGCATGGTCATCAACGGGGTCGTCCCCGAGAGGACGGCCGCGGTTGTCGGGCGCCTTGTGGGCGATCAGGCGAGGCACGTTGACATTCTCGGCCTTCTGGCCCGCCTGAAACCGACGAACGCGGTTCAGACGGAATCCATCGTGCGGCAGGCCGCGGCGGCGGAAGTCCGGGAAACGCAGGCGACGCTGTTCGGCGACGAAGACGTGTCGGTCAACCTCTACATGGAGCGGGCGAAGGTTCTCGATCAGGCGCTTAAGGACCTCGGCCGCGACATCACGACGTTCCGCACGCTCGACACGCGCGGCGAAACCATCACTTCGGCCGGGAACGTGCTCAACCCGGAGGCCAATGCAAGCCGACTGACGGCGGACGAGCGGGCGCGGGCGTCGCTCATGCGGCAGGCCAACACAAAAGGACCAGTCAGCGATGCGCTCACAGCAGCCGCCCGATCCGTCAAAGACGGCGGAAAAGTCACCGACGCTGCCCGCCAGTTCGTCAGCAATTTCCGTGCGCGAGATGGCGCTGAGGGAAGCGGGCCGATCACTGGCGGTTCTGGGGATGGCGCTCGACCTGCGCAAGCAGCGCGCCAGTCAGAGCAAACCGCCATCGGAGAGCAATTCCTTGTCGACCAACCCGGCATCCGTCCCGACCCCGACAGACCCGGCCTGATAAACACGCGCGGCCAAGGCATCCGTTTTCACGGCAGTCGCGGAAAAAAGCTGAACCAGAATCTGGACGAAGGCGCTTACTCGTCGCTGAACTACTACGGGCAAGGCTTCTACACGACCGACGCGGTGGCGATAGCCGAAGGCTACGACAAGGGCGGCGGTATCTATGTCGTAAATGAAATACGGCCAGTCAATGCCTTTGACATGGAGCAGCCAATCCCAGACTTTCTGCGGGCTGCTGCTAATTCGATAGAGGGCGATGCAGAGGGCGTGGTTCAAGCGGCGCTTGATGAAACCCGGCCTACGGTGCGTGAGTTCTATGACGAAATCCGTGAATACTCGCGCAGCTACCAAGTGCCCGCCGACGATGTTCAAGGCGTCTTTGAGGTGTTTGAGTATGTCTTTAAGGAAAACGGATTCAACGCATTGGATCACCGCGGCGGCGTGCTGAGCAAGAAGGCGGAACACTCGGTTCGCATTTACTTCGACCCACACAATACGGTGGAAGTTCGGCCAATAGACAAGTCAGAGTTTTCTATGCCGGTTGCCACGGAGCGCACCGCAGCAGGAGAACAAACCCTCGTCGTCGGAGTAGCGCCAATCCGGCCTGTGGACAGGCTTGAAACGATGCAGAATGCGCCGATGACCGGACGGGCATTGCCGGCGGACGGAGGCCTGTTCGATCTTGCCGCCAGAGAGCAACTCGATTGGGTGAGCCAGCCCGGCGCTGCCGAGCGCGAGGCTCTTTTCGACAATCCGGCCAGCCCGCAGGCCGATGCGCTCTATTCGCAGATGGCGTCCGACGTGCGCGCGCAAATCGAAGCCGACACGACCCTGACGCCCGAGGAGCGCGCCAGCATCCAGTCCGACCTTGACGAACTCGATCTGGAAGAAGCCAATCTGGCGCTGGCCAAAATGTGCGGGATGGGATCATGAGCTTTGAAGACTGCATTCAGGAGCACATCGACGCCGGCAAGATGGCCGAAACGTATGGCCAGGAGGCGCAGAAGAAATGGAGGCGCGCGGCGCAGGCGCTGCAAGGCGAAGGCGTGCCGTGGCACGCTGCATCGCAGATGGCGCGCGACCGCGTCCTGACGCAACTGCAAGAGCAGGCGGCGCGCAAGAAGCACACCACCGCGATCCGGGCGCAACGAAACCTCGTGCGCCTCATGGAGATCAGGAACGCCGGCAGGGTGCCGGACCTGATGGACAAGATGACGCGCGCAGACTTCAAGGCGCGGGGAATCAAGACCGCTGCACTCGGGCGCATGTCCGCATTCCTTGAAAAAGCCAAGACCGATCCGGTGTTCTCAAGGAGCAGGGACCCGGCGCTGATTGAGGACGTGGTGCGAACAGGCGGGTTTGGCGAGGCCGTCGAGAATGGCGCGGCAAAGGCCTATGGCGGCGCGGTGGCCGAGGCTTTGGAGTGGCTGCGCCTGATGGCCAATATGCGGGGCGCCAACATCGGCAAGCTCGACAGCTACTGGCCCGTCACGCATTCGCGGCGCAGCATTCTCGATGCAGGTTACGAGGCTCTCCATGCGCGAACGGCGTCTTCCGGATCAAGGACGAAAGCACTGGTGGACATGCGCTTCAGCGCAGATGCGCGAGATGAGGCGCTTCAACTGGCATGGCCGATCTGGCGTGACGACATTCGTGCCCGTCTCGATTGGACGAAGATCGAGAATCCGGCCACGCTTCAACCATTCCAGGCAGAAGGGGCGCCAGTCCCGCCTGTCGAGGTTCAGGAGGCCTTCCTGAAAGAGGTGTTCGACAACATCGCTTTCGGCCGCGAGGCGCGCACCGTCGAATACGGCGCCGTGACCGGCACCATGACGGCAAACCGCCTCAGCCGGGAGCGTGTCCTGCACTGGGTGTCGGCCGACGCCTATATGGAATACAACGCCCGGTTCGGAGAAGGCGCCCCGATGGACGCACTCATGAACCACATCCACACCATGTCGCGCGATATCGCCCTGATGGACGAATTCGGCCCGGACCCGAAGATGGGCCTCGATTTCGACCGGCAGGCCTGGGAGAACAAGGCAATGCAGGCCAACTCTGTGGCGCTGTCCGACAAGACGCGGCGGCAATACACCAGTGCGACGGCCATGATGCGCGTGCTGAACGGACCGGAGCCGCCGCAGACGGCGTGGCAGGAGTGGAACGCAACGTTCTTCGCGACGACGCGGCAAGTCATCTCGGCCGCGCAGCTTGAGCGCGCCGTCGTGATGGCGATTTCCGACACGGCCAGCATGAGGACGGCAGCCAAAGCCGTCGGGATGCAGCCCCGCAACATCCTGTCGACATGGGTGTCGATGATGAAGGGGTTGCCGAAAGACGAACTGGCGCGGATGCAATACATCTATCAGACGTGGTCTGATCCGGGTGTCACGCAGTCGCGCTTCATCAACGATGTCGGGGCGAAGCCATGGGCGCAGAAGCTCAACAACGCCTCGATGCGGCTGGGCGGTCTCGCCGGATGGACCGATCGCGCCAAGGGTGAGGCCTACCAGTATTTCACCGGCAAGCTGGCCAGTCTCGCACGGAGCGAGTGGGAAGCCCTTGACCCGCGGCTGCGCGCGATGTTCGAGGCGCATCGGATCAATGCGCGCGATTGGGACGACTTCCGCGCGACCGAAGGCATGTTCAAGGGCGACAACGGCGCCACCTTCCTCATGCCGCCGTATTGGCGCGCGATGACGTCTCTGCCGGAGCCGCGCGCCGACGAAGTCTTCATGAAATTCGGCGCGGCGGTCGAGCAATACGTCGAGATGTCGGTGCCGACGCAATCATTGATCGCACAAGCTGCACTGGACCCGGCGTCCTACGGGATGACGCGCGGCAGCATTTCCTACGAACTGGTCAAGTCTGTCGGGCAGTATAAGGGGTTCGTCGGCGCGATGACCGAGAACATGATCCGCATGGCGGCACGGCAGCCCGCCAAGGTCACGGCGTTCATGCTCGTTGCGCAGCATGTCGCCACGGCCGGGCTGCTGGCGGCGGTCAGCATTCAGGCGAAGGAAATTCTTGCCGGCCGGGACCCTCTGGACATGACGACGCCCGAATTCATGGTGCGCGCAATCATCGCAGGTGGCGGTCTTTCGATTGTCGGCGATCTGGCTCTGCTGAATGAGACCTCATCGGGCGGCGGCTGGCCGGCCTATCTTGCGGGGCCGCAGAACGCGGTCCTTGGCGAGGCCGCGTCGCTGACCGTTGGCAACCTCATCGAGGTCTTCAAGGACCTTCGCAACGAGGGGCAGATCGACACGAATTTCGTCCCCGAAGCGCGCAAGTTCATCGACCGGAACATCGTCCCTGAGCCGTGGTGGATCGGGCCTTTCTTTGACCGCATACTGGCCGACCAGTTCCAGATGCTTCTCGATCCCGAGAGCGTCGATGCGCTGGCGGAGGCGGAACAGCGGCGCCAGAACATGCGGGGCAATGCTTCATGGTGGCAGCCGGGGTCGGCCTTGCCGGCGCGGGCGCCTGATTGGCGGGCGGCGATGGGCCGATAGTGCCGTGCATGTGGCGCGATCGGCAGGTGGGGCATTCTCGCGCCCATCATGGCGACAGTATCCAGCAAGACCTCATCGACGACCTACACGCTTGGCACCGCGACACGCGGCCCGTTCCTTGTGGGGTTCCGAATCTTCGACGCCGCGAAATCGGCGTTGCGCGTGTGGATCAACGGCGTTGAGACGTCGGGCTACACCGTCTCGGCCACGTTCGCGAACGGCTACTCCGACGGGGCCGAGATCACGCTGAACACCAGCCGCCCGGCAGGGACGAAGGTGACAATCGAGAGCGTCACGCCTTTTGCGAGGCAGGACAACTTCGTCAACGACTCGCCCTCGCTGACCCGCCTTCTGAATATCGAGCAGGGTCGGCAGGCGGCAGTTGCCCGTGATCTGCGGCGCGATGTGGACCGCGCGATCAAGGCCGCTCCGGGCGCCGAGCCGCTCCTGTTCCCGCTTCCAGAGGCCGACCGTGTCCTGATGTGGGACGATGAGGGCGTCAAGCTCACCAACGGCCCATCGGCCGACGAAATCGCCAATGCGGCAACCTATGCCGCGCAGGCGCAAGCCGCCGCCGCCGCCGCGCAGGCCGTGTCTCCGAATGCACTGACAGTCGACAGCCTTGCCGCACTGATCGCCAACACGACGTTCACCTACACCGCGGGCCAGCCCCTGACGGTCGTGTCCGGGAATACCATCACGACGCGGCAGGAAGGCTTTTCCTACGAGGTGCGCCCGTCGAACGCGACCAACCAGCACATCACGACGGCCGGCGGCGTCAAGCTGCGCGTCCGCGTCCAGTCGAGCGTGGTCGACCTCAAGGCGTTCAACCCGAACGATACGGGCGCGGCCGATACGTCGACCCAGTTCCAGGCGGCAATCGACCTGCTTGCCGCCCAGGGTGGGGGCACCGTCTTTGTCCCGCAGGGGACGTTCAGGATCAACGCGCAGATCGCGCTCAAGACCAACGTGTCGGTCGTCAGCCTCGGGGCCGCGCTGGAAACGGGCGTGAACGACAGCGAGATCGTGACCATGTTCAGAGGCTCGGGCATCGCCTTTGCCAAGGTCATCGGGTTCGAGGTGCGCAACACGCTCGCGCTGTCCACCGGCCAGTTCGTGAACCTCGCGGACTGCATGAATTGCGAGGTCGCGGAGAATCGACTGGTGAACTTCCCGGCGTCCGACCGGGGGAGCATCCGGATCGGCGGCACTGTCGCGTCGAGCGAGAACCTGATCCGCGAGAACGAAATCACGGGGTCGCTCGGCAATGCGATTGCGCTGGTCGGTGTTGCAAGCCGCAACCGTGTGGAGGGGAACTACATCAAGGACTGTCAGGGGAACGGCATCCTCCTGCAGGACGACGCGCGGCGCAACACGCTCTCGCGCAACCGCACGGACAGCAACACCGGCGCCCTCATCGCGATAGACACGGGCTGCAATCACAACATCGTCGAGGCCAACCATGCCGAGGGATGCGGGGTTTCGGGGATCATCGTGATCGGCGCGTTCAACGCAGTGACCGGCAACCACTGCCTGCGCAACGTGAACAACGGCATCCGGGTGTCAGGTTCGAGCAATGCGGTCACGGGCAACGTCTGCATCGCCAATGCCGCGCTCGGCGGTCAGCATATGGGCATTCGCGTCGTGCCGGCCGACGGCGGGTGCGGTCAGAACAACCTGATCGTCGGCAATGTCTGCGACGACAACACCACCGCCGGCCCGACGCAATACGAGGCCATCGCCGTCGAGGAAGGCGCCTATGACGCATGGGCGGCTGGCGTCGCCGTCACGACCGGCGAATACCGGGTCAACGGTCTGCGGCTGTTTCGGGCGGCGACGACGGGCACCACGGGCGCAACCGCCCCGACCCATGGTTCGGGAGAGGCTTCGGACGGCGGCGTCACATGGCAGCGGATCGAGACATTCGAGCAGGTCGCGAACGTCTATGGCAACGTCGTCATGGCCAACCGGCTGGGCAGATCGGTGAACGGCGCGGGCCTGATCAGCCAGCAGGACCCCGAATACGATCCGGTCGAGAAATCGCATGGCACATTCAAGTTCGGCCGCGGCATCGTGCTGGCACGGCGGGAAGTCACTGCCAGCGCCACGGTGAGCGATGACGACTACATCATCGCCGTCCGCTCGACCTCTGCCTGCACGATCACGCTGCCTCTGACGACGCGACTGGCGCCGGGGCGGGCGCTCATCATCAAGAACGAGCTCGGCGCCACGAGCGGCACGATCACGATCAGCGGCAACGGCAACCTGATCAATGGCTCTGCGACCGCGCTGATCACGCAATCCTATGGTGAGGCGCGGCTTTACTGGGCATCCGATCGCTGGATCGCAAGCTGACGGAAGAGGGGACAGACATGGCACATCAAGACCCCAGCAGTTGGAAGGAAATCTTCACCCCGCTTGCGGCGTCCATGGCGTTTTTCGGCGGTCTCGGCGGACTGGTGCGGGCTCTGGTCGTGAAGGCGACGTGGCGTGAGACGCTGCGCGTCATTGCGGTGGGCGCCGGGACGAGCTTCGGCCTTGGCGCGATGACGCCTGGCATCGTCGGCATGTTCAACATCCCGCTGCCGGAAGACCCCGCGCTCGCGCTTGGCTTCACCACATCCTTCCATTTCATCATCGGCCTGATCGCGGTGGCGGTGGTCGAATGGCTGATTGAACGCTCGGAAGGCCGAGATGACTGAACCGACGGAGTGTGCGGCCGTGAAGACACTGAAAGCGAAGGCGCATTTCTGGGCGACGATCCGGCTTGGATTGCTCCTTGCCGGCGTTGTCCTTGTCGCCGTCACCATTCTGGCACGGGCGATCCTCTGATCGCAGGTCAGACGGCCGTCTGATCGCAGACGCGCTTGCCCTGACTGCACAACCGTAAGGAGATTCCATGAGCGCCGCGACACGGTTCACCACGAAGATGCTGCAAGCGCGCTGTGCGGCTCTCGGGTTCTGGCCGGGGCCGATTGACGGGGACATGGGCCGGCGCACGAGGGATGCGATGGCTGCGGCCGAGCGGTCGCAGGAGGCAAGGGGCCGGCCGTTCATTCATCCGTCCGGGCTTACGCGCATTCACTGGCACTGGACGGGCGGGGCCTACCAGCCAAACGCCATTGACTGCGCGCACTACCATTTCATCGTCGACGGGGACGCGAACGTCATTGCCTGCCACGATCCGGTCAAGCACCTCTCCCACACGCTCAACGCCAACACCGGAGCGATTGGCGTTGCCGTAGCGGCGATGGGCAAGGCCGTGGAGCGGCCGTTCAGCCGCGGGCCATATCCTCTCCTGTCGCGCCAGTTGGCGGCGCTGACGGCCCTTTCCGCGCGCCTCTGCGCCGACTACGACATTCCGGTTTCGCGGTGGTCGACGATGTCGCACTCCGAGGTGCAGCCGACGCTCGGCATCCGCCAGAGGATGAAGTGGGACATCAACTGGCTTCCCGATCTGGCAGGCCCGAGCGATCCGCACACGGTCAATGACCGCATCCGCAAGATGGTAGCCCGAGACCTGCGCGCCATTGTGCATTAGGAGGGCGTCCAGCCTGACCTACGGTGCGCCAGAGCAGGGCTAGGGCGTGATCCGTGGCGAACCAGACAATCAGTTCGGGGACCGTCAATTACGACGACGGTGCGATCAGCGGGCTTCTGAATGGCGAGACGATCACCATTCAGGGCGGCGCCGTGCTGGTGATCAATTCCGACGTGCGATGGGGCCAGCAGGCGGCGGTTCTGGGGAACGTCTCGGTCACCGAAGGCGAGATGAAGATCGACGCCACGGAGACGTGGTGGGTGCCCTTCAGCGCGTCGAGCGGCAACGTGCCGGCTCTGGGCACGGTCGGGACGCAGGACGTGACGCGGGGCGGCACGAATGTGGGCGAGTTCCTGGGCGTCTTCACGGCGCTTGGCACGGCGCCTGTGGCGGCCGGCAGCGCGATGCCGGGGACGGGCTTCGTGAAGCTCAGGCGCAAGACGGCGACCT